GGCGCTTCCGTCATGGTTTACAAATTTATGGATCCTTGTCTGCGCCAGCATTTTTGGTATAAAGGGTACACAAATATTTCGTGGTGGTAAAAAATAGACTAGACATGAATTAAGAAAACTAATATAAGCAATCAAGGAGAAAACTATGAGACAAAATGGCGTAAGATCAAATGTAAGATTTCCATACAAAAAAGGTGGAGCTTCCAAAAAGAAAAAACAAGGTTACAAAGCTAGAGAAGATGAATCTCTAGGCATGAGAACTGGAAAAGAATCCACTAAGAAACAATCTATGAAAGATCGTAGAGACGAGTCTTATGGAAAATGGGGCAAACGTAAATCGGGTAAAATTAACAAGTAGGTAATTATTATGAGTACTAATAGAGAAACAGCAAGAAAATCTGGTGGAATGAAAGATGAGTGGAAAGAATATCATGGTAAAGGAACAGCAGACAAAACAGTGCAACATCCACATTCAAAACTTAAATCACAAAAAGAATATAAAAAAATAACTGATAGTAAAAAATTTAAAGAAGCCAGTTATGACGAAGCAAATAAAATGTTAGCTGATTCTCATCCAACTGAGCTGAAAGGAACCTACAAAAAAGGTGGAAAAGTTAAAAGAAAAAACACAAGCCGTGAAAACAGATTAGAAGAACTTGGCCGTGTTGATGCAGAAAAAGCTTATTCAAGAAAAGGCAAAAGAAATTTAAAATCTGAGAAAAGAAGAATCGTCAGAGAATTAAAATCTACAGGTGGTTCCGCTGGTGCAGTTATGAGTGGAAAAAAAGTTGGCATACAAATAAGATAAGGAGATCCGATAATGACAAATAAAAGAGGAATTAATACTTCTATTTTAATTAAGAATGGACCTACAAGTGCAGGTAATGGAAGAGGAATAACTCCTCCAACACCAGCTAGTTCAGGTTTAGCACCGACTGGTTCAGCACATGCCGTTCCAATTAATATAACTAAAGGCAGAAGAGCAATAGATAATAAAGCTTCCAATGCTAATATCACATTAGTTGGCGCTAGATCGAGAGTCTAATGTCTCAAAAAGCACTTCAAAAACTTCAACAGATGATGAAGGGGACGAAGAAGAAAAAACCTGTCGTTAAATCTGCAAGAACACTAGCTCTAGAAGGTAGAAAGCATTTTGGTCATGGAGGAACAAACTCTATGATTAGCCAAGCGCAAAGAGATTATAATGGTAGTTATTTTGGAGGCTCAAGTTTAGGAGGCGTCAAAGTAAGCAATAAAAGTTACGATAAATATTATGGATCATTATTTAAGCCGAAAGGATTTATAAAATAATAGAAAGAATAAAATGGATGAAATAACAATAATTAATAAGATACAACGTCAGCTCAAAGAATTATATCAACAAATCGGCGATGCAATGATTGCCGGAGGGGTTGACAACATGGAAAAATATAAATATATGATGGGACAGGCACATGCCTATTATAAAATCAGTCAGGATATCTCTAACCTGCTAAACAAGGAGCAAAAAAATGAAGGAACAGTCGTCAACATCAAGCCCAAAGACTAAGCCGGCGCTATTAGACCAATACAAAGAATTCAAAGAACATCAAGCGGTAGAAACTAAAAAACAAAAAAAGATCGCCGAAAAAAATTTAGCAAACACAGAAGAAACTAAACTCCCAAATCCTACGGGATGGAGAATGTTAATTTTACCATTTAAGATGGGGGAAAAAACTAAAGGTGGTGTTGTATTAGCTGATGAAACTATTGAGCGATCTCAAGTCGCTTCAACATGTGGACTTGTTTTAAGAATGGGACCATATTGTTATGATAAACAAAAATTCCCAGAAGGACCTTGGTGTAAAAAAGGTGACTGGGTAATTTTTGCAAGATATGCAGGATCAAGAATCCTGATAGATGGCGGGGAAGTAAGATTGCTAAACGACGATGAAATTTTAGCAACCATCGATAATCCCGAAGATATATTTCATCAATATTAACATAGGAGATAACTATGCCAGACGAAGAAAAGAAAACAGTAGATATTGACACATCCGGTCCAGCAATGGATGTTGATATCCCTGAACAAAAAGACGAAGCTACTATTGAAGAAAAAGAGGTTGTTCAAAAAGAAGAACCTACTGTTAGAGAAGTAGTTGAAGAAAAACCCGCTGCAGAGCCAGAGGTTAAGAAAGAAGAAGAAGTAAAAGTAGAAAAAGAAATTAAAGAAGAAAAGAAAGAAGAAGAATTAGAACAATACTCTGAAGGTGTTCAGAAAAGAATAGCTAAGTTAACTAAAAAATGGCGAGAAGCAGAACGCCAAAAAGATGAAGCTATTGGTTATGCACAGAGAGTGCTTAGAGCAAAAGAAAAAACTGATGCTAAAATCTCGAAGCTTGAACCAAGTTACTTATCAATTTCAGAAGAGCGTATTACATCCGGTATAGAAGCTGCTAAAGCAAAACTGGCTGCTGCTAGAGAAGCACAAGATCTAGGCGCAGAAACAGATGCATTGGCTGCTATATCTGAATTGGGTGTTAAAAAAGCGCAACTCAATGAAACTAAAGCGGCACAAGAAGAGTATAATAAAAAACAATCAACCAAAAAAGAACCAAGTCTTGCTAGACAGTTAGCAGCTACAGGGACACCCGATCCTAAAGCAGAAGCCTGGGCAGAGAAAAATTCATGGTTTGGACAAAACAATGCCATGACTTATACTGCTATGGATCTTCATAAAACCCTAACTGAAGCAGAAGGATTTGATTCCTCAAGTGACGAATATTATGCGGAAATAGATAGAAGAATAAAGCTTGAATTCCCCCATAAATTTGATAGAACAACATTAGCGGAAGGAACGACTAAACCCGTACAAACAGTAGCTTCAGCGAAGCGAAGTACAAAGACCGGTCGCAAAACAGTGAGACTCACGCCGTCTCAAGTATCAATCGCTAAAAAATTAGGTGTGCCACTTGAAGAGTATGCGAAACAATTAAACATCACGAAGGAGGCATAAGCATATGAGTACAGATAAAAAAACTTCCCGTGCGAGTCAAACTAGAGAAAAGGAATCTCACAAAAAAGTTTGGGCTCCACCATCATCTTTAGATGCACCCCCTGCGCCAACAGGATTTCAACATAGATGGCTAAGAGCTGAATCATTAGGATTCAATGACTCTAAGAATATTCAAGGCAGACTTCGGTCTGGTTATGAATTAGTTAGATCAGATGAATATCCGGATTCAGATTATCCAGTTGTTGAAGATGGCAAGTACAAGGGTGTGATCGGAGTTGGAGGCCTTTTGCTCGCAAGGGTACCTGACGAGATCGTAAAACAACGTGGCGACTATTATGCAAAACAACACAACGATAAAGTCGAAGCGCTGGACAAGGATCTACTGAAGGAAGAGCACCAGAGTATGCCTATCAATATTGATAGACAATCTCGCGTAACTTTTGGTGGCTCAAAGAAAAGTTAATTTTTTAACGATTCTAACCACTCAAAGATAAACTAACGGACTGGAGGCCCGCAAGGGCAGGTCTATAAGGAGGCCATCATGGCAAATCAAACAGTAGCGTTCGGTCTAAGACCGATCGGTAAAGTTGGTCAGAATGATGACAACCAAGGTTTATCTGAGTTTAGCATTGCAGCTAGTTCAGCAGCTATGTACCAAAACGACCCTGTGCAAGCAGCGGCGACTGGTTACATAACTGTTGTGTCAACTTCAACTGCAACTATCTTAGGTTCACTTAATGGTATCTATTATACTGACGCAAACACAAGTAAGCCTACGTGGGCTAACAATCTCAAAGCAGCTAACACTGCAACTGATATTGTTGGTTTCGTAAGCGATGACCCGTACGAAAGATTTGAAATACAATCTGATAACACAGCTGCATCAGCGCAGACTGATGTTTTCAACTGTGCGGACATTGCATATACGGCAGGTGATTCAGCAAACTATCTATCAAGAGTTGAGCTGGATAACGACACGTTAACAACAACAGCCCAGCAGCTAAAAATCCTTGGTGTGACTAAGAATATCGATAACGACGAAATCGGTTCTTCTCATGTCAATTGGATTGTAAAAGTGAATTCTCACTTTTTAGCTAATGGCACAGCCGGAATATAAGGAGAATAGACTATGGCAATATCACGAGGACAACTAGTTAAAGAACTAGAGCCAGGTTTGAATGCTTTATTCGGCTTGGAATATAAACGTTATGAGAATCAGCATGCTGAGATATACGTAACAGAATCTTCAGACAGAGCGTTTGAAGAAGAAGTTATGTTATCTGGTTTTGCAAATGCAGCGGTTAAACCGGAAGGTGGTGCAGTAACTTTTGACAATGCTCAAGAGACTTACACAGCACGTTACACTATGGAAACTATTGCATTAGCATTCGCGATCACTGAAGAAGCGATCGAGGATAACCTGTATGATAGACTTGCGTCTAGATATACAAAAGCATTAGCTCGTTCTATGGCGAATACTAAACAAATCAAAGCAGTTGATCCATTGATCAATGGGTTACCGCAAACAGGAACTTTCACTTCTGGTGACGGTTCTGCATTGTTTGCAACTAGTCACCCAACGATTGCTGGAACAGTTCAAAATACTTTGACAACTCAAGCAGACCTTAATGAAACTTCATTGGAGCAAGCGTTAATCGACATTGCAGCAATGACAGATGAAAGAGGGTTAAAAATTGCAGCTAGAGGAATGAAAATGATCGTTCCTGCAGCAGGTCAATTTAATGCTGAGAGACTTATGAAGTCACAAGGTAGAACTGGTACTGCTGATAACGATATCAATGCAATCGTATCTATGGGAATGGTTCCTCAAGGTTATAGAGTGAACAATTTCTTAACTGATGCAGATTCTTGGTATCTTATCACTGACGTACCAAATGGTATGAAATACTTCGAAAGAACGCCTATTAAAACGGCGATGGAAGGTGATTTCGATACTGGTAACGTAAGATACAAAGCTAGAGAAAGATACAGATTTGGTGTATCTGACTATAGAGGTATCTTTGGCGTTCAAGGTGCGTAATAGTTAAAACTTTTTTGTGGCGGGACATAGTTTCGCCACAAAATTAATATAGAAAGATAAAATGAAGAAATATCTTATAAACATCTGGGCCTATGATTACCACGCTAAATTTGAAGTTTTATCGGAAGATAATGCCAATTCTATTGAACAGGCAATACTTGACAAATTAGGAGAAAAAAGTGTAAAATGGGAATCAACGGGAATGTTTAGAGATATTCCTAACAGAATAACCTATGAGGAGGTTAGTCATGACCGAAGACCTGTACAAACAAAAGAGGTCCTTGGAGTTAGGGTGGCAGTATGAGTATAATCAACATGGAAAATATACTCTTAATATGGTCGAAATTGATGAGAAAATTAGAAGTATCATCACTCAGATCAAAGCTGAAGAATTTAAAATTGCTGATAGAGAAAACAAAATCAGTGATTCAGCTGCCCAAGTTTCTGTGGCAACTTAGATAAACGCCACATCGCTGAAATCGTACTTTTATGCAGGGATCTCTTGCACTCCATTAAAAACTAAGCTATAAATAAATCACTATACAAATTGAATAAACCTTAAATGTAGACGCGTATAGTCGACATCCCCTAGGGACTACATTTAAATATTCTAGGAGGAATATTATG